AAGTAGCAAGATATATAAGAATACCTATTGAAAGAAAAGAATACGAAGAATATGTAGAGACAAGAGATTTGGTAGACTTGGCCGGTAGAATTGAAAGGGGTGAACCACATGAAGTTAATCCTAACTATGGTGGACAAGGATATACATATCTTTATCCTGAAACAAAAGATTTAGGTAGATTAAAAGTAACCCCTGTAGAAGATACATGGAAATTAGAATGGGAGAATCTTCATGGCTGAATATAAAAATGACGAACCTTGTGAATTTGTATATAGAGTTGAAACAGTTTCGAAAGTAGTAGATGGAGATACATTAGATTGTGTCTTTGATTTGGGGTTTGATGTTATGGGTAAATTTCGTGTGAGATTGTTAGGTATAGATACACCCGAATCTAGGACAAGAGATCTAGAAGAAAAATTCTATGGTTTAAAATCTAAGGAAGCTCTCAAGTCATGGGTACATTGGGCAATCATGTCAGATAGAGATGATATTGATATACAGATTAGATGTCCAGAAGCAGACAGTAGAGGAAAGTTTGGAAGAATACTAGGAGAGATCTGGATTAATTGTACTTCAGAAGGTGAACATAGTGGATGGACAAACATAAATAAATGGATGTGTGAGAATGGTCACGCAGTGGGATATCATGGACAAAATAAAGATGATGTTCAAGATGCTCACATGGCTAATAGAAAATTACTGAATGAGCAAGGAATAGTATATAAAGGATAATATGGCAAATCACATTGAATCTATAGAAGTAAGAAAAAGACGAGCACAATGGGCAAGGATTTCTTTATCTTGGGCTGTCGTTGGAACATTTTTAATATTATTATATTTGTTGTTTTTTTCTGATGCTGTTGCAGATAATCACATGCAACTGATAAACATTCTGGTAGGAGCCTACGTGGCTGTGCTAGCGAAGTCAACCGATTTCTGGTTCAAGGAGAAAGACGATCCTGAAACTAAGGAAGGGGAAGAGGCATTAGCAAATGGGCATTAAAATGAATAACTCTATGGTCTTCATGGAGAATATTGAGAACTTGGTTCAACAAACTAAGATGACCTATATAGATGCTGTTATGCATTACTGTGAAGAAAATAAATTAGAACCTGAAACCGCCGGTAAAATGATCGGTGGTAAACTAAAACAAAATATTCAGGAGGAAGCAGAAGACCTTCATCTTATTGAGAGGACTTCTAAACTTCCACTATAACATACTTGACAAATAAGGAAAGTGTGTTATAATATAATTATATGTAAGTGAAATAAATCGCAATACAATTAATACAACGCTATACGAATAATACGAAAGGAAAATATGTCGTTTGCAGATATGAAGAAAAAACGTGGAGATAAACTCCAATCCCTCCTAAAAGAAACCGCAAAAATTAATACCCCAACCAGAGGTCAAGGTGATGATGATCGTTTCTGGCGTCCAGAATTGGACAAGTCTGGAAATGGTATGGCAGTAGTTCGATTCCTGCCCGCACCTGATGGTGAAGACTTGCCGTGGGCAAGAACTTGGAATCATGGATTTCAAGGTCCAGGTGGATGGTATATCGAAAACTCTTTAACTACTCTTGGTCAGAAAGATCCAGTAAGTGAATATAATTCACAACTTTGGAATTCTGGTATTGAGGCAAACAAAGAGATTGCTCGTAAACAGAAACGTAGGTTGACTTACATTTCTAATGTTTACGTTATCAAAGATCCTGCCAATCCTCAGAACGAAGGTACTATTCGTTTGTATAAGTTTGGTAAGAAGATTTGGGATAAACTCAATGATAAGATGAATCCTCAATTTGAAGATGAGACTCCAGTAAATCCATTTGATTTATGGGAAGGTTGTAATTTCAAAATCAAGATTCGTAAGTTAGATGGTTTTTCTAATTACGATAAGAGTGAATTTGAGAATGCTTCACCTCTTGATGAAGATGAAGCCAAGATGGAAGAAATCTGGAAGGGTGAACATTCTTTGGAAGAGTTTACAGATCAGAAGAACTTCAAGTCTTATGCAGAATTGAAAGAGAAGATGGAACGTGTTTTAGGTCTTTCAACAGGAACTAACGAGGTTTCCTCTGATGTACCTTTTGATGGTGGTAAACCTATGACTGCCGCTCAAGCAGCTGTCACACCACCTGAAACTGCAACACCTGTTGTAGCAGAAACTGCAGGAGATTCAGATGAATATTCTTACTTTGCAAAATTAGCTGAGCAAGATTAATGTCAAATGAAAATAGTACTATGTATGGATTTTGGTTTTGTGTAATAGTTTTATTACTTAGTGTTGCTTGTTGGGGAACACCTGATTTAGTCGATGCTTGGATATACTATTTGTCAGATGGATTTTATAAATCATTGTAATCGAGATGAGGCATCTCCATTGTCTGTTTTGATTGATGAACCGCCAATGACAGTAGAACCTGATGTGTTAACTTGACTTGTATTATTAGTTTGAATAATTAATGGTCTGCCAGTAGCAGCGGCTTGAGCTGTTTGGACTTGTAATTGGGCTAACATTTGACCACTTACAAGTCCTTCTGTTGCAGCAGAGAATTCTTTTAGTTTGGCCATATCAGTAGCACCTAGAAACTTATCAAGACTATCTCCTATCTTTTCTAGATTATCACTATCGAAAGCATCAAATGCATTTGCAAGTGCTGTAACTCCCATACCTGCTTGAGATAGTCCCGGCCCAATCGCGGCGAACTTCTGAAACTTTTCTACGGGGTCTTTATCTCCCCCAATCCAACTAGAGAAGGCATCACCTAATGCAGAGACTGCACCGCCACCCCCAAACGCCGCTAATCCAATACCTAATTTTTTAATTCCATCACCTACCATACCAAAGTTAGTTGCATCTATTGCACCAAATTTACTAACAGATTCTGCAACAGATTCTAATCCTCCTCCTTCAACTTTGAGTAGATCTGCTAATTTACCACCAACTCCAAAAACTCCTAATCCTATACCAACTGCTGTCATACCATCACCAACCGATTTAAGATTTCCAGGCTCAATGTTAGCAAACTTTAAAACTGAGTTAGCAATTTTTTCAAGTGTTTCTGCGGATGGCATAAATGCACCAGCTATGGCCGCACCAGCAGAAAAGAGTACAAGTGCACCTGCCATTGCTGTTAATCCGGCAGCAACCGCTAACATATTTCCAGCAGGAAGAGCTGTTAGTCTTTCAACTCCTTCAACGATTTTATCTATTATTCCTATTATTGCATCACCAATAGTTTTAATAACTTTTGATATACCATCAAATATAGATGTAAGGATTTTATCAACATTTTCCATAACGGCTATTATGACATCACCTACCTTTTGAATTATCGCACTAATTTCTTGAAGTGCAATACCAACAGTATCTAAAACTTTTTGAATAGTTGCATTGAAGACGGGATCGGTAATAATATCTTTCAGTACTTTAAATATATCTACAACGATTGGATGTAATGCTTCAATTACTATTGCTATTCCTGTAAAGAAATCTTTAATAAACGGCCCCATATTTTTGACCATGTTACCAAATCCCTCTAAAACTTTTTGAAGGATAGTTCCAATTGCTTCACCAAGTGCTAGGATTATTCCAGTAATTATTTTCAATGCTTTACCTTCACCGGCAATCATTTCGAATACTTTAAATGCGGCGGCTAGTCCTGCAGCAAATATTGGAAGTGTAAGGGACATAACAGTTACACCTACTAATATCATTGGATTAGCAAAAGCGGCAAGACCTCTTGCAAGACCTTTTAGGAAACCTTCAATACCTTTTCCCATTTTACTCATACTTTTGCCCATGGCGCCAACAGGATTCATTATAGCTTTACCCATCCTAGAGAAGAAACCACCAGCCTTTTTTTCTTCTTTTGCTCCATCTGGTATATCACCTTCTTCATCCGTACCTTTTATTCTGGCTTGTTCTCTTAAGGCTTCAGCATTTGCTTTGTGGATTTTAGTTTGTAAATTGAATATTTTATTGAGGGCTTTGAGAGTTTTGTTGGCTACAATAAGATCTTCATCTTGTCCGGCTTTTATATCGGTTGCGTGAGTATCATTCGCAGTCTGATTCGCCGATAATTTATCGATTACGTCTTGTAGTGAGGCTGCAGCCATTTTATTCCTTACTTATATTTTGCGTTTTCGCGTTGGATTCTATCATTCTCTTCTTTAATCCAATTTTGTAATAACATTACATATACTTGTCTTTCAAACGGCATCATATTTTCTAATTCCGTTAGACTCCACTTGTGATGCTGAATCATAGCGAAATTTGTTTGAAAATGGTTCGCCAGGGAATCGTGACTCAGCCCTATCCGAAAAAAGAGTCAACACCCGATAATACTAAAGGTTTTAACTTCTTACACTTAGGACATATCCAATTTATTTCATGTTCTAATCTTGGCATTGTTTCGAAGAATTCTCTTATTTTACTAAATTGTCCAGAACTAAGAGATTCAACAAAATCATCTAATTCCTTTTTAGTGGAATCTTTTCCTTTGTAAATTTCATCACCATCCCAGATATAATCAATACACTCAGAAATTAATTTAAAAACATTATCAGCAGATATATTTTCCCCCGCTGTAGCATATTTATTTACTAGGTCGAGATTTGGATATCTTAATTTTAATCCAATATCTTTAGTAATTTTTACTTCAGGAGATCCTTGTTTTGAAGTATCTACCTTTATATCATCAATATTAATATCTACATCACAAAGATCATCTTCTTCAGATTCTTTACAACATTTAAACTCTTCTGGTCTTGGAACTTTTACTGTTATATTTTCACCAACAGATTTTCCCCTAAGATGTAAAAAGAAATATTCAATATCAAAAGGTGCAAGGTCTTTAGTGTTTATTTTTCCTTCTGCACATGCTTCAATAATATCTACCATCGCTTTAGTCATTGATGTATCAGAACCACTTTCTAATGCCATCAATAAGGCCTTTTCTTCTTTTACGAGAAAAGGTCTAAATTTAACCTTTTGTCCAGTAGATGGAATTTTCAATTCATAAGTTGGTGTTACCACTTTTGGTAATGCCATAATATTCTCCTATAATATAATAATTATTTAATTATGTAGTTCCCATTTTTTGTATACTATATCTACAGTAAAATCTAATAGTTCAGAATTTTCCCATCCTAGTTCTATAGCACTCATTCCTTTAGGCCAAGCATCTACTAATTCAACTTTATGTTTAGGCTGTGTCGCTTCACGTTGTGTTCCGTCATAAACTGAAATATTAATACTACCTTTGTACTTATCATAATATTGCATATTATAACCTCTTGTATTTTGTATATGCTCTAACCAATTATACCAAAATTTTCTACATTGCCATTTATCTGTTTCTAGAAAGGTAATTGATATACCTTCAGTTGTAGTTTCATAAGGAACTTCCATAGCATATTTACCGCCATATCTAAAGTTTGTTGTTCCAAAAGTTCTACTAGGAAAACTTACTGTCTTAACGAGAAATTCTATATTTGCAGGATCTATTTCATCACTTCCGTCTGCGGCAGTAATAGATGTTGGAGGTGTAACTTCAACATGATATCTATTTCTCTTTGCAAAATCTCCTTTGGCGCCTACTCGGCTTATAAATTCACTTATTCCGAATTCTGAATATGGTGGATTTCCTGCGCTGGCCATTAAAACCTTTCTCGGCTATGTTTCCACACTGCCTCATTGTTTACACTCTGTGTTTGTGATCGAAATCTTTCAACAGGTAAAAATAGTGCTGATTCCCACTCATTAGCACTAACTTGAATAAATTGTGATTTAACGAAACCATTTAAATATCGATGTATAGTTGGTCTTGCTCTTTTAACTCTGCCACTCATATATCCTTTTAACATACTATACGTTAATCTTAATTTGGTGGTATCATCATAATTTTGATTATTCGAAAATTCTTTAAGTTGATCCATTAATATTGCCCTATCTTTTGGAGCAAGATAATGGAAATTTAAACCAAGAAATCCGTCAGGATATAAGTCAACAGGAAAAACTAAGGGAAATGTATCATACCAGGGAAGAGTCTTTTTATGTTTAGGATTATAATAAAAAAAATACATATTTCCTAGATATGCTTGTGGGGAATATTCTTTATGTCTAGCCAGAATACTTTCTGGAGTTTCGTTAGTAAATTTACCCCTTAGACCCGCTACCCCATAATTTTCAATAAGTGAACGAAACCAATTAATTGCCGCTTTTGCTTGGGCAGTAACATTGGAAGTTCCAACTGCATCCTTTAATTTTTCTAAATAAGTTTGTTCGGCCATAATATAACTATTTAGTATTATTGAGAGTATCTTCTGTTAGTATTTTCCACTTCCATCCTCTCTTTTCACATACTATTTCAGCAGCTTTCCATTTTGCTTCATTTATTGCGAATGTTTTAACTTCCTTAAGATATCTTCTTTTATGTTTTGGATTGTGTTTGGGTGGTTTTGTTTGTTTCTTTGGTTTAATTTCTATTAATGTCTCACCTTTAGCGGTTTTAACCCAAAAGTCAGGAAAATATCGATGCCATTTACCATCGATTGGACTTTTATATGGTATAATAATCTCTTCACTAGACCATCGCAAGACTTCAGGTTGTCGGTCAAGGTATTTCATGAAGTTTAATTCCCACCCAGATCGATATCGAATATCACTTGAATCACCTTTATATTTGTTCCTGTTTTGAGGACGAAATTTCCCTTTGTATGCCATATAAATATATAGATAGTTCAATAATACCAATTAAATAATAATGGAGAAAATAAATGGCAGGATACCCTGGAGCAAATCCACAACCAGAAGATCCACCGGCTTCTAATCCAGTGTATTTAGAATACCCCTCTACTTTACTTTCGCAGGGGGGTTCATCAACGATGGATAATTATATGATGTTTCAGGCAACAGATTTTAAATCTCAAAAGCCCACACTTAATATAGCAATGTATATTCCAGGTGGTGCATTAAATACTGATTACAAAGCAGCATACGAATCAGTACAATTAGGGGGTTTAGGTGCAGCTGCGGTAGATACTGCAAAAGTAGTAGATAAAGCCGTTAATTCGGGAGCTGGATTTAGTGTAGATTCATTTAAAGATATTATGAATGCTCAAAAGGCGGGTATGCAAAGTGAAATGGGAAAAGTTGCTACACTTAAAATGGCAGAAAAAGCTAATGTTATTCAAGAGGGTACTAAAACTATAATGGAACGAGCTACTGGTGCAGTACTTAATCCTTTTACAGTTGCCGCATTTAAAGGTCCTACTGATATGAGAACATTTGAATTCGATTTTAAAATGTTACCACAAAATGAAGATGAATCTAAAACTTGTTTAAAAATTGCTAATTCATTTAAAAAGGCTATGTTACCTTCTCATGCGGGTGGAGATAGTGCAACTGCACCTTCAATGTTATTTGGATATCCTGATACTTTTGAAATTACGTTTTATATTGGTGGAAACCCTTTACCTACTGGGTCAGAGAATCCCATGTTTAATATAGGAAAATCTGTATTAACTCAATGTGACTTAAATTTTGATACAGAAAATGTACCTTTATTTTTTGAAGGAACACAATATCCAGTAACTATAGCAATGAAACTTTCGTTTATGGAAGTAGATATAATGTATAGAGAAAAAGTAGATCAAGGATTTTAATAGGAGAAATTAACTATGTCTGAATATTTTCAACATTATCCACAAATAAATTATGATATTTCTGGCGCAAAACCTATAAAGACCAAGACTGCTATTAATATTATGCTCAATGCGAAGATAAAAAGCATACTTACAAGTTCTATTGTTAATTATTTTCCCTATTCAATACCAGAAGCAGAAAGACCAGATATAACTGCATTTAAAATGTATGGTCATGTAAAATATACATGGTTAATATTTTTGATTAATGATATACATGATCCCGTTTTTGACTGGCCACTAAATTCTAGGGAATTTGGAAATTTTATTAAAGATAAGTATGGAAGTCTTAATCATTGTCAAACTACTGTACATCATTATGAACAAATTGTTAGACCTAGAGTAGAAGCAACAGCAACTTCTGAACCAATTCCATTAAAATGTATTGAAATTGATGAAACATCTTATAATGCACTTGACGAAGCAGACCGAGATATTATATATTGTTATGATTGGGAAACAGCTCGAAATGAGGCTAAGCGAGATATTAAATTGATTGATAGAAAATATGTTGCAGATATACTCTCTGAACATGCGGAGAAATTTGAATAATGGGAGCCGGAACTATTATTGATAGGACGAATAAAGGAGTAGGTATTACTCCAGAATCCGCCGATCATGGAACTAAATCTGAATTTTTAAAAAATCCGAAGCAGGGTGCACTCCCCTCTTTTCCTGGCGATTTTGAACTTCAAAAACTTACCCTTACTTCACCTCATAGAAAAGGATATATTGATTTGAAGGCCGCGTGGTCAGATTTCAATATCTATGAAAGTATTTTTTCACCTTATCTTACTGCTGATATACAATTAGTAGATGGTATTGGATTAATGGAAAGTGTACCTATTATTGGTGAAGAAACTATAACCATCCAAGTAAAAACAAAAGGTATTGTAAAAGAAAGAAAACCAGAAAATAATCTTCCAGGTCCATTTGAAGGTAGTCAAAATGAAGGTAGAATTAGTTTAAAGTTTAGAGTAGTTAAAATTAATAATATTGTAAAACTTAATGATCAAATGTTGACTTATAAATTATCTTTAGTTTCTGAAGAAGCTATTTTAAATTTAAAGAAAAAGGTTAAAAAATCCGCATTAGATCCTCAAACTTTTAAACCAAGAAAAATATCGGATATAGTTAAATCTCTATATACACAATTTTTTAAAAGAGGTAGAAATTCAAATAGTAAAAGAATCTTTATTGAACCTACTAAAAATCTTACAGATTTAATTATTCCAAATCAAACACCATTTAAAGCCCTTAATTTTTTGGCATCAAGAGCCGTGTCTGCGGGTAAACATGCAGTGGGTTCTAGTTTTGTTTTTTATGAAACTGTTAGAGGATTCTTTTTTATTTCTTTGGAAACACTTATGGCTGGTGGAGGTCTGGGATATCGTACAATTCCAGGATCGCCTGGATCACCAACAGAATTAGAGTATACTCAACCAGAAGATCCCGTGAAAGAAACCTATGTGATTCAACCTAAACGATTGGGCGCACAAACTAATGAAGCTAAGAATGTTGCAGTAGAAATGACTGCTGTAGATGAATATCAATTTAATTCTAATTTTGATGTTCTACAAAATTTACAAAGTGGAATGTATTCAAATAGATTACTTACACATGATCTAGTTAGAATGAGATATGATACATTAGATTTTAATTTGGTAAATAAGTCGGCATTAAGTGCAAAAATAACAGTAAATAGTGATACTGGTGCAGAAGAAGTTATAGAATTTTTAGAACAAGCACATGATGCAAAAAACTTTACTGATAATTTTACTCATTTGGGGTCAGGATTATTATCTACTGAAAAACAAGATGCCTTAGGTTCACCCGAATCACAAATATCTTTTTATCCTACTAATTTTTCACATGACATTATATTTAAAGAAGCTATAGGATCACAAGGAGTTCATGGAGAAATTAGAGAAAATGCAAGCCCAAGTATTCAACCTAGTAGAGTAGAACAATGGATGCAATCACGATTGGTACAAAGTCAACAAATGAATAATATTAAATTAAGTATTAGGGCGCCTGGGTTATCTACTAGAACAGTAGGAGATTTAATTGAATTTAAATTACCTACACAATATCTTGAAGATAGGGATGGATTTACACAATCCACACATCATACTTATTTAAGTGGATATTATTTAATTACAAAATTAAGACATCACTTTAATAAAGAAAAGTATGAGATAGAATTTGAAGCAATAAAAGATTCATTAAAAAAGCCAGTCGGTAAAGATAGATCAGCGCCAGCCGCTTCTGGACATGGTACAATGACGGGTAAAGATACTGAAGAAGCATTAGCTAAATCAGGTCGAATGAAGGGTCAATCAGGTAGATAAGGTATAACACTATGTCATATTTTATGGGAAAAGAAGGATTTGTATGGTGGCAAGGAGTTGTCGAAGATCGCCATGATCCTCTTTATCTTGGAAGATGTAAAATTAGAATACTAGGTTGGCATTCAGAAGATAAAAATGATCAACCAACAGTTGGGCTGCCGTGGGCGTATCCTGTTGCACCAATTACTTCTGCAAGTCAAACAGGAGTAGGAACATCTCCATTAGGTCCAGTTGAAGGAACATGGGTTGTTGGATTTTATCGTGATGGTGAGGCAGGACAAGAGCCAATGTTTTTTGGAACACTTGGTGGTATTCCTGAATTAGATGCAAAAGGAATTAATAATGATGGAACACCAACAGGAGGACAAGGGTTTCTTGATCCACGAAGAGAACAAGGAGATTTACCTCCAGGTGGAGATGTGGGTCACCCAGAATTCGATGATGAAATAGGCCCAAGAGATTTAGCTTATAATCCCGCAAGTGAGTTAGTTCCAAGAGAACCCGCAACTATTATTCATAATTCTAATCCTGATCCTGAAGAATCTGCAACGTCTGTTCAAGTGGGTTCAATGGGTGCACCCACACCACAAGTATTTACTGCAAATGGTGTATATGTAAGATCTTTAATGGGTCAAACTGGATTACAAGCACCAAGACCGGCATTTACAGTAAAGGTTGTAGAACAAGATGTAAGATCAACATTTCCTGATACTGGTATAGCAAATACAAATTTATCATCTACAAGACAATTAAATTATTTAAAAGAACCTACTACGAATAGATTGGCTAGAGGTATTCGGGGAAATACAGATTCTAGTGATCCAAAGTCTTCAGGGATTGTATTTGAAAAAATGCAAAATAGAAAGGCCGGACAATTAGATATTCCTACAGCAGATGGTAGGAATTGGTCTGAACCTAAGATACCGTGGGCAGCAATTTATCCATACAATCATGTTCATCAAACAGAAAGTGGACATATTATTGAAATGGATGATACTCCCAATGAAGAAAGATTACATTGGTATCATAGAACAGGAACATTTACAGAAATACATCCAGTTGGAATTAAAGTTGATAAAATAGTAAACAATTATTATAATATTATTTTAGGTGCAAAATATACACATATTGAAGCGAGTGATTATACAACAGTTGATGGTCATCAAGAAAATTATGTTATTGGTAATAGGACAGATAGAGTTGATGGTGATTATTCTGTTGCAATAGGTAAAGGTAGATTTAATGTTGTTAATACAAAAGGAGCAATTAATTTTCAAGCCTCTAAAATGAAATTAACAGCATCGGAATCTCTTGTACTAAGTGCTAATAATGTAATAATTGAAAAGAAGTCTTCTTCTGGTTCAGAAATAACAACAGGAGATGAAAAAAAGAAGGTGGGTGGTAAATACACTATTCATAGTGGATCTTTTAGTTTGAGTTCTCAAGGAAGTGCAGGATTACAAACTGGTGGTGGATTATCATATAATATTACCGATTCAATAAATGAATCAATATTTGGAGTATTACCATCATTAACTGGTGATTATGCAAAAAAGACTACGGCTACTCTAGGTAAGATTGGAATGGAATGTACTGATAATTTAGTTTCAGGTGGAATCTTAATGAATTTAGGTCTTGCGGGTTTAGGGGGAAATATAAAATTGTTACCGCCCGGAGATATAGAATTGAATTCTAATTTAGGAACAAGTGGTATTAAAGGAGAATCATTATTGGGGAATGTAGCATTTTCTTCTTTAGCGGGATATGCAGAAATGGCTAGTCTATTAGCCACGATGAGATTAGAGAGTTCAGGCGCGGCTACTTTACAAGGATTATTGGGTGAGGTAACAGTAAGTTCAGGAGGTAAAGTAAAGGTAGCAGGATTAATTGCTACATTAAAAGAAGTATTAGATGAATTAATAGACATAATGACAGAACATACTCATCCAACAGGAACAGGGCCATCTGGACCACCAATGCCACCAGCTACTGCTAAATTATCCTTATTGAAATCCTTAAAAGTTAGTGGGAGTTTTGAATAATATGGCATTAGTTAAAGCAACATTACAGGGTGAATTGATAGCAACGTATGGGGGTCATAGTCCTGATCCAATGAAGCCAGGAAAAGATATAGCAAAAGCATTTAAGAATTATTTAATGATGGCACAGAATGCGGGTGGATTTCCAGCATCAAATGTAGTAGATGCTCCAACAGGAATGACAATAGGTGGAGTTTATGCTCAACAATTACCATCTGGTGCAGCAGTAGGAACACAAATAGCATCGGCATTATCAACTATGGCATTGACATTTTTATCTGCAAATCAGATAGGGCCACCGGCGGTATCACCTTCACATACGCCGGAGTTAATACAATTATATTCAGGACATCAACCTTCAGGTGTAAGTTTTTCGAAGGAGTTGGCAAACATTTTAGATACATGGACAAAAACATGGGTAGTGAGTGGATTAATTCCAGGCGCTCCACCTGTTCCATTTTCAGGACCTTTATCATAGGAATACAATGGCAGGAGCAATTGATAAAAAAATAGTTGAAGTGAAAAAGGAGATAATTGATTCTCCTGCAACGCATTTGTCTGCGAGAAATGGGATTCTCAATTCTGTTGCATTAATAAGAGAATTTTCTGAGAGTAGATTAAATGCACTATGTGAAAAGTTTACAGCTTCTACTTATACTCTTTATCTTCAATTAGAAGATCAGGGTGCAGGTAATAATATTCTTTTAGAAGATGGTAATGAATTATTAATGGAAGCAACTATTTTGGATGCTAGTTATTCTCTTCATCAAGTATGTGAAAATCTAGCAGAACAAAGATTGGTATGTTGGGGTGCAAGAGACATACGAACTACTTTTAGAAAATTTGATTTACCTTCTTATGAAACAGTAAATGGTGCTTTAGGTCTTAGTGAACCGAATACATCTTATTTTGGAATTAAAGCCACAGATATTGGAGAAACTTATAGTATTAATTTAACTAGTTTAGAAGGTACAACTCAAACACAAGGTAGTAATACTTTCACTACTTATGTTAAAGATTATTATGTAGTTAGATCAAGAATAGATGGAGAGTTAGTAGATATTAATGATGATATGACTCCATATTCTTCACCAAATGATGATACCCCTTTTGGTAATGCCGTTGCTTGGGGTCAAGCTACAGTAACAGAAGTGGGAACATGGAATGAGAATTATGCAAAGGCAAATATCGCGGGTGTATCGACACAAAGTTCAGGAGCATATAATGAATTAGTTACTATGTCATTATTAGATCATTTAGTGGGGGGTACTAATACTTCATATACTCCTGTAGGTCCTTCTTTTGGTCAAAAGTTTTATTTGAAAAGACACGCGGACTATGTAAACACATTCACTATCACGGGTACAACTACAACGGGTAGTTTAGAGATAACAAACGTATCAGATACAGATCTTTCTAAAATTAAATATGGAGATGTTATTAGTGGAACAGGTATTCCAGATGACAATGTATCAATAGCAGCGGTACAAACTGCGGGTAGTAAAATTAGACTTAGTAATTCAGGAATAGCAACATCAGATGGTATAGTTACCATCACAGTAAATAGTGTTCCATTTGGATATGCAAAAGATGATATATTCTGTCAAGTAGAAGTGGTAGGAGAAGGTTTAGTTAAAAATCCAGATTGGAAACCAGTAGGTGATGATGCGGGAGATTATAGTGGATCAGATGCGGGACCGGATGATTTATTAAATGCTAATACTTCACAATTTGTAAGTCTTCTTGGATTTTTTGATCCTGACAATGGTAGTTCAAATGCAACGAATGATATAACTAAGGGCGCAAGAGGTGATTGGGTTTCTTTACAAAAAGAAGTTTCAGGAACTACATATCCTTATAAGGAACGAAATCCTTTTTTCCCAGCAATGGGAGGAACAGTTAAAGCTTATGAAGTAGACAATGGTGTAATTGTAGGAACACAACCTACTGGGTTAGGAGAAGATGATATTCCTAGTGGAAGATTTATTAGGCATGATTATGAAAGAGCAAATAGTGCAGGTACTATGCCAGAGAACAGGTATTATATTGACCAAGCTGAAAAATTCTATTATGAAGTACCTTGTACTAATATCTCATATACAAGTGGAACTAGTGGTGCAATAGGTACTAATCATACTATGCCTAATACTGGAGAGCCTCCTCATACTATGACTAAAACTGGATTAAGTGGTGCTATAAGTAGAATACAAGGAACATCAGTTACATGTGATGGTGTTTCAGTTGGTGTGGGTGCTACATCAACAGTACCAGTAGATGAAACTACCACACATCCTTCTTTAAGTGGATCAGCCGGAGCACCTAGTGTCAATGCAACTATAGGAAATTATTATACACTTGGTGCAAACAATTACATTTATATAAACAGATTACATTATGAGTCTGTTACTATTACTTCAGGTACAAATTGGACAGCAACTTTAGGTACAGATACTACTGTATTTCCATGTAGATATAATTTCATACAGAAACACTTATATGAAGCTGGTGGTTCTGGAGATAATTCAATGAATGCTGATGTTCAGTTTGTAAAAGATACAATAAATGATTTACAATCTTTAGCATCTTTTCGTGATCCAATTATTGATATAAACACTGCACAAGCAGGTGGAAGTGGTATAAGTGATGTTGCTTTTGATACTTATATTCAAGCAGAACCTTTAGGGGATTTGGCAACATTGACTGCTGCAACAGAAACTTTTCGTACTTCTTGGAATCACAGTAATAATACCAGAACAGGGACTAATAATGGTGGGAGTAATCTTGGTGTAACTGTATTTATGGCAAATACTGAATGGGCCGCTTTTCATACTGAAATATCTACATTTGGTACTAACTGTTCAAAACGTGCCGCAGAAATTGATACACGTATTGGTGTACCTACACGTTCAGGAACACCATCAACATCTTATAAGCAATACCCCGCTGTTTATGTGTCAGCAGTACCAGCAGCAAATACTACTGGTGGAGTTGTTCCTTATGGTAGAGCAATTTATGACAGTTGTAATTATCTATTAGGTAAGACACTTAAATTGGGAGTACAATTAATACAAGATATTCAAGGTTTAACTGATTTGGTAGATCTGGTTAAAAAGGCTAGAAACAAATATGAAATTTATAATGGTAGAGCGAAGGAGTATAGCTGATGGCAGAACAAGAACATAAATGGAAAGAAGCAGAATTAAGAAGAGATGACATTAAGAAGTTATTAGAGAATACTAAAAAACTTGCTGAAATGTATTCAGAAGTTCTTAATCTAAAAAAGTCTGGTTGGGAAAATGTTTTAAGGGCAAGAGCTAAGAGAGAAGAAAAGGAAAAACAAAATGGCTGAATTTGAAGCATTATTAACGGCGAAGGCCGAATGGAAACCCCATCAAATTGCAAAGGCGGGAGATATTTCTGCTTTAGCATCTGCAGCTACAAATCTTGCTGAAATAGTAAAGTCTAGTCTTGAACTTGCTAGAAATGGAATGGAAGTTGTTAAACTCTTAGCGGCATTACAAAATATTAATCCTATTTTAGTTGCATTAGATAAATTAGCAGATGAAGTATTAAAACAAATCCATGATTTAAAAGAGGCCGGATATTGGTACTTATATGTTGATCCATATTTTAAAGGAAATGTAACAGGAACACATCCCTTTGATTATGGATTTGAACAGTTAAGAAATGAAGCCGGTAAACGTTATTGGCAAATAAAGAACGATTCTGGTAATTGGGAAGATACTACAACCAAACCTGAAATGATAGATTTAGATCAAAAAAAGGCTAGACCAAAATTAGTTACACCAAGAAAATTAATTGCGGGTGGTTATAATTGGTTTGATCCCTTACCTGATCCACTTGAGGGTCAAAGTAAATTTCCTCAATTTAGTGTAAAAAATGTAATTAATGAATTTGTGAAGGCGTTTGATGATGAGGGTGATGTTCCCAGATATAGAAAAAATGCTAAAGATTCTGATTTACCAAAAAAGGATGATATATCAAAAGGAATGGATGATTCTGCAGCTTCAGTAGTATATGATATTGATGGTAATCCATTTAGAGGATGGGACCCCGCTGAAGATTTTGGATTAGAATTATTTGATATGGGAAAAAGAACCGCAGAACAATCACGTTGGCCTCTAGATTATGAAGCATCAAGAAAACCTATTAATACTAAAGTTTCAATAGGTAAACCTAATATTTTAGGAAATACAGAATTTGATGGTGGATCTGGAGCAATCGCAATTATAATTGCCGCAGATAACTTTGATAAATTTGCATCAGTCTTTAATGAATTTTCGAAAATGTTTTCTGATATTCCCGAATTTTCAGCCGATCAGGGTCAAAATTTACTAAACAAATTAAAAGAAATTATTACCCCAAATGATGTAAAAGTTAGTTTAACTCAAGTTGATACTAAGTATGAAAAATTTGTAGCTGGTGATATTATAAGTGGAAAACGATATGGTAGTCTTGGAGAAGTAAGATCTGTCAATTCTTCTGCTACAACCGCCACATCTATGAAGGGGCAGAAAGTAATAAAAGTAATTGATGATCTTGGAGAACCACTTAAAGATAAAGAAGGTGATATAATTGAGGTACTTGAAGAAATAGATTTAAATCCAGATGAACGATGGGTGGATATGGAAATAATGGTGAAGCCTATGAGGGGGGTTGATGGATATAACCCGTGGACTCCAGGCGATACAGTTTTAGAGATGGAAAAAAGAGGAAAGTTTGGAAACTCAGAAGCAACAACCGCCGAAACTGGAATTGATTATTATGATAATTATGTTATGGTGGGAGCAGAGACTGTCACCTTACCTAAAAATTTAAGAGTATATCCAAAGATAGGAAAAGTTTTAGTTGAAACATTACAAGTACTTCCAGATTCTACTCCTCCCGATTTTGATGGAATACAAATTAAAGATATTGTTCCTGGTTGGGGAGAATTTTTTCAAGAGTTAGAAAACTTTGTAAAACAAATAAAAGGAATGATAATAGATTCTACCGGATTTATTCAAGAGATGATTAATATGTTGGCACAGATTGAAGATTTTCTAGAACATTTAATTAAACTTATTGATAAATTTTTGGAATTTTTTAGAATAACATTACCATCATCTGGAGTATTCGCACTTTATATTCCAAATCAAAACGGAGGAAATGAGGGTTTAAAGAAGGAAATCAAAAATGCCACAGGTATTCCAGATATGGGTTACGCATCAGGAATATTATTTATTGGTACAGAAGGAGATAAACTCATTGCAGGAGGGGGTAGTAAAAATCCAATAGATTTGTTAGCATTAGTGCTAGGACTACTTAACTAAATTAACTAAATATTAAGAGCAAGATATGGCTACTACATACGGAAAAGATTACGTTGATTTTGATATGGATTTTACAAAACATCCATCTCATGGTGACTTATCTAAAGTTAAAAAATCAACAGCTATTAGCAGATCTATAAAAAATTTATTAAGCACAAAATCAAATGAAAGATTATTTCAACCAGATGTTGACAATGGTATAGGAATTCTTTTATTTGAAAATTTTAGTAATCTTACTACTGCTAGGTTAGAAAAAGCAATTAGGTTTACGATAGAAAAATATGAACCTAGAGCAATAATTGGTAATGTAACAGTAAAAGCTCAAGAAGATCGGAACGCATACGAAGTATTAATAACTTATATGCCGGATAATGACGCTAGAGAAACAAACCTAGAAGTCTATTTGGAGAGGACATAGATAACACATGGCAAGTTCAGATGGTAAACTTAATATATCAGAATTAGACTTTACTAAGATTAAAGAGAATCTTCAAGGATTCTTAACAAGTCAATCTGATTTTGTGGGATATGATTTTACGGGATCTTCCTTTGATGTTCTTCTTGATATTTTATCTTACAATACTCATTATAATTCATATTATGCAAATATGATTGCTAATGAAATGTTTTTAGATTCGGCCTCTCTTAGAAATTCTGTTGTAGCAAGAGCAAAACATCTAGGTTATAGACCACGTTCTGCACAAGGATCAAAAGCACAAGTAACACTTACTATTACACCAACAGATCAGCCCGCCGGTATAAACATCCCTAAGAATACCCAGTTTCAAGGAGAAGTAGAGGGCGTAACATATATTTGGTGTACTTCTAATTCTTATTCTGTAAATATTAATGCAAATGGAGTTTATACAGTTGCTAGTGTAGATCTTACACAAGGAATGCCTACGACATTTAGATATACTGCTAATACAGGAGATCCAGATCAAAAATTTATTCTTCCTAATGAGAATACAGATATTAGTACTTTAGAGGTTACAATTCAAAATAGTTCTACTGATACTGATTCGGCAGTATATTCAGAAGCAACAGATATAACTACTGTAAATTCTAGTTCAAAAATTTATTTTATAGATGAAGCTGAAGATGGTAAGTTTGTAATTCAATTTGGTGATGGAACATTAGGTAAACAATTATCAAATGGGAATATTGTTATACTATCAAGTTTAGTATGTGAAACTGATGCAACCAATGGTGCAAAAGCCTTTTCAGTAGTGTCTGATGTTGGAGGATATTCTAATGTAAAAATTGAGACTACATCTATTTCAGCTGGTGGAGCCGTTGCCGCAGATATAGATGAAATAAAATTTAATGCTCCTAAAAACTATGAATCTCAAAATAGATGTGTTACAATTCATGATTATGTGGCTCTAGTTAAAAGAGATTATGGTGATGCACAAGCGGTTGTTGCTTGGGGTGGAGAAGATGCAGATCCCCCAGTTTATGGAAAAGTTTATGTAGCAATTAAACCGGCATCAGGTTCAGTTCTTTCTCAATCTAATAAAACTTTTGTAGAAGATGAAATATTAAAGAAAAGAAATATTGTAGGAATTACTCCGGAAGTTGTAGATCCAGATTATATGTATTTAAAAGTTAGTAGTACAGTTAAATATGATTCTGGTGCAACTACAAATAGTGCTTCTCAACTTAAGTCAACAGTAACTAATCAGATTACAGCTTTTGGAGATACTAATTTAAAAACTTTTGATAAATCATTTAGATATTCAAAATTAATTAAAGAAATAGATGAATCTGAAATTTCTGTTAAAAGTAATCAAACATCTATTCAATTAAAAAGACTTCTTTATCCATTGTTAGGATCAGCTGAAGCCTATGATATGCCATTTTCTAATCAAATCTATCACCCTTCTAATACTTTTTGGGGTGCAGTAACTAGTAATACATTTTCGTATACAGATTCTGCAAATACTCAATGGTCAGGTTGTAGATTACAAGATAACAATGGAGTAGTTGAAGTATATAGAACTTCAGGAGAAGATAGAATTATTGTTAATAATAATGTAGGTACAGTAAATTATCTTACTGGAAAAATATCACTTACAAGTTTTAAACCTCTTATTATTGGTTCAGAGACTACAGGAAATACTACACCATTAGAAGTTTATATTACTCCGGCCTCATCAGATGTTAATCCTCTTAGAGAACAAATTATATTAATAGAATCAGGAGATATTAGTATTACAATGTTAGATGATGCAGGAACAGGTACGTATGTTGAAGGAACTATTTCAACTACTGATGGAACAACTCTAGCAACTGGATATTAATCGTGTCTGAAGTTAAAGATAAAAAAGATGTATCAGTTTTAATTGAAACTCAATTACCAGAGTTTATTACCAACGAACATCCAAAATTCAAAAAATTCATAGAAAAATACTATGAATTTATGGAATCCTACCAACTTTATTTTGGGTCAACATTTACATTTAATGAACCAAAGCTTCAAGATGAAGATGAAAATTTTCTTGCCTATGAAGATGGAGATCGTCTTCAATTAGAATCAGAACGAGATATTGTAGGTAATGCAAACCTTATGTTTACTGTAGGGGAAACTCTTACAGGTGCTAATAGTGGTGCAACCGCAGTTGTTACTGGTACAAAAGGTAATACTATTGCCTTTGTAAAAAAGACTAACGAAGCAGTTTTTACATACAATGAAAAAGTTACTGGTAGTGATTCTCGTTCCTATGGTAATTTAGCAAATGGTGTTAGTGATGGTACATTTCCTAAAGCGGCAATAGATGCATATCAAACAAAAGCACCAGCGGTAGCAATAAGAGAATTAGTTGATTCACAAGATATTGATACTTCATGTGAAGGTCTTATTGATGATGCATGGAAAAAGGAATTTTATACAAATGTTCCTAAAACTTCTGTTGCTGATAGACGACAACTTCTTAAGAGAATGAAACAAGTTTATCGGTCAAAAGGTAATGAAGCATCTTTTGGTTGGTTGTTTAGAACACTCTTTGCTAAAGAAGATATAGAATTTTATTATCCTAAAACAGACTTATTAAAGATGTCTGATGGAGAATGGTCACTTGATAAATCAATCAAAATTGTAACTTCTAGTGCAAATAATATTAATCTATTTACGGGTAGAAAAATTGTTGGTAGTCTTTCTAAATGTACTGCAATAGTTGAAAAACAAATTACATCTTTTGCAGGAGCCCTTCAAGTTACAGAATTAACATTATCAGATGTAGTACAGGGTGTTGTTGATGGTGAATTATTTTACTTTAAAGAAAACGAAATCGTTACCTCTGAAACTGATACAGATGGATTATATGCAGATGCAACAGTATCGGGTATTTTACAAAGTGTTACAGTAGATGTTGGTGGAACAAATTATATTATTGGTGATGAAGTTCATATTACCGGTGGTGGTGGACAGGGTGCACGAGCAAGAGTATCAGCAATTTTAGATTCTGTTGTTGAAGGAATTGATGTTATAGATTCTGGGGATGGTTATGCAGTAGGTGATGTAGTAGGTTTTATTAATGATGGAACAGGTGGTTCTGGAGCCGCCGCTCAAATTAATAAAATTGTTTCTACTGGAGCAATATTAAGAAATACTGATTTAGTTAGTGCTTATGCCGTAAAACAATTATCAGCAGGAGATTATTCTAGTACATTCTTAGGACATAATGCCAATACTCATTTATATGGTAACTCTTCTTTAATATTTTCGGCAGCAATTAAATCAGCTTCAGCAAAACTCTATGATAATCAAGGTAATTATAATGCTACACAACATATCCTTGCCGGAGATAGAATTGCAAAGGAAGTAACTGTAGATACTTCAGGACTAACCATTACTCAATCTGTAAAAACTGTTACACTTTCTGCTGGACTTTCAGAAGAAGAAAAAATAGATGTAGTTGGTGGTAAACTTACTTATGCAAACGCAAATACAACTATTATTACAGGTTTTAATGCAAATAATGTTTTAACAGTTAGAGATACACATAACTTTGGAACAGGTCAAACTGTTACTATTGAATATGCAAGTAATACTTATTGGGGTACAGTTATTAGTGCCAATACTACTGCATTCTTATATTCGGTTGGTTCTTATTATCGTGATAACGATATAGATGCATTGACAGTACAAAATTTTGTCAATGATGATAACATCATAGTATATGATACTAAGTTTACAAAATTAGGTGCGGCTGCAGATGGATCAGGCTCCGATGCTCATAGTATGCATAATGGTATTACATTTCAAGTTGGAAATACCCCCGCCACAGTAACAACTAATACCTTTACTATGGTTGATGCACATGGAGCAAGTCCTGACTTAGAGTTAGTTTGTAATGGTGCTCTTAATATGACTTCAGTTAATGTTGGAGCAATTGATTCATTTGTTTTAACTTCAGGTGGTGGAAAATACGAATCAAAACCCCCCGTTACTATAGCTAATAATTATACTCCAACTTTAGGAAATGCTTTAGATGTTGTAGGTGCACCTAATTCCATACTTAATTTAAATCTTCATTCATTTTTTGGGTCTACAGGATTAATTTCACAAGATGGTAATGTTGTTACTTTAACTAGTGATGATGCATGGCCGGAAGCTAATTCTGGAATACTTACACTCATATATGCAAATGGTGTTACAGATCAAGTAACTGAAGTTACAAGTAATACTGTTATTAGAGTAAGTAATGAAAAACTTTTCGGACAAGGTGTAGGAGATAATCCTGATAAGGAAACTTTTACTCTTACCTATATGGCACTCGCCAATAATATTACAAAAAATTCATTACTCTATAATGATGATTATACTGCAAGAGGTAGAGTTCTTGATTTTATAGACAAAGCACATATTGCTACTACTGCCAGACCATTAACAATCGAAAATGGTAATACATCTCTTAGAGTGGATATGTTAACCACTCAAGATTTTGGTTCAACAGTAGAAAATATATTATTAGAAGAAAAAGACTTTCATCAAGATCGATATTCCCACGAAAGACTTTTACTTGAATCAGATACAGCAGGATCGCAAGATGGTGGTGGAGGACTATTCATAATTGAAGATAGTGTTACATGGTTACAAATGGAAGATGATGATCTTATTTGTAATGAATCAGATCAATCAAGATTCTATTCTGAAGATACAAGTGGAGAACGAGTTACCGCATATAGTAATGCAGCTTCTGCATATTCTACAGGAACTTATGCACAATCAGGAACTACAATTACAGGAGTAGGAACTACATTTCCTAATGATTGTGTTCGTGGAACTTTTACTCATCATGACGACAGTACTACTACAATAACTGGATATACTAATGCCACATCAATTACAGTTGAAGATTCTAAAACAGTAGGTGCAGGTAACACATATTCAATGAGTTATAACCGAGCATTGACATGGGGTACAAACCGAGAAATTACATTATCAGCAGGTGGTACAGGAAATAAAACAGTTACAGTAACAGAAGAAGGACATTATTTAAGGTCAGGCGATAAAGTTAGTATTACAGGTTCTAATGCTAATCCAATTTTTAACGGAGTTTATCCTATTACTGTTTCAAATAATAGTACATATACTTACGTATTACCTGAAACTCCTGGAACAACTACACCTCCAGGCGACCTTAGATCTAGACCCGTTGCTTCGGCGTGGTTAGCATCATCAAATGCAGTTTATCAAGATATTACTCCAAGAGGTAATAATGCCATAATTGAAGTATCTGCAATAGCAATTGGAGCAATTCAAGCCATTGAGGTTTACGATTTTGGTGCAGGTTACTCTACTGTTCCTGCAGTTACTACTTCTGCGGGAGATAAGAATGCAGAACTTACCGCACACTTGGGGGCGTATGCAACATATCCAGGCTATTATAGTGGTACTAAAGGATTACTTAGTGGTGTTCCAAAACTTCAAGATAACAAATATTATCAGAACTTTTCTTATGTCTTAAAAACAGATTTCGATGTAAATGATTATCGTAATTCGGTAAAAAGATTAGTTCACCCATCCGGATTAGTAATGTTTGGTGAGTTAGCTATACGAAGTAAAGTTTCTGTTGAAATGTTTGATAAAGGTGAACGTAATGTAGAAACTGAAACTTCCGCTGGCGATAAAAAATATCGTACTCTCGTTCTATCTTCTAATGCCGCTTCTATGAATGTCCAATTTTCTAATACTTATTGGAATAATGAAATAGAAATTTATACTAATAAACATCCTTGGCATGCAATGGATGCAAGGATAGAAATAGGTGATGAAGTAAATATTCAATTAGAAAATTTTGAAGAGATTTCATCTATAGCAAGAACTAATTCCACAATGTATGTGGTTACTTCAACATTACATGGATTACAAGCTGGTGATAAAATTAAGTGGACTGGAGATGAATCAGATCAACGATTTAATAATGAATATACAGTTACTACTGTACCCACTACAAACACATATACTATTACTCCATCGCCAGATACGGGATCAGTAACATCTCAATCAATGTATGATGGAAATTTGTATATCACCTTAGAAGATCAAACTACTGGTAATACAATTCTCTTAGAGGATGGTGATGATTTGTTGATGGAGCCAACATCTTATTTGAAATCTTCAGTAATTTCTTATGCAGATGTTTTCAGAACACAATCAACAAATTGGGATAATCCCTTTTCTGGAAATATTTTAAATGAGGATGGTACAGATATTCAAATGGAAAGAGGTGGAACTTATCTCTATCCAACATTACAATTTCCAGAAGAAGAAACAGGAACTATTTCCATTGATGTAAGTTTTAATAGTGATATACTTCTTGAAGATGATAATGGTACTTATGGGTGGGGATATCTCTTACACGAAGAGTCTGCCGGTCAAGGAAACGGCCCACAAAGATATATTTCTCTTGAAGAAGATACTCAAGGACCGGATCATCAATATGAAAGTATTCCGATTGTAGATACTCATATATTGGAGACTTGGTTTAATTCTACAAGAGCTCATCTAATTTCTGAGGATGGTCAAGATCGTTTTATGATGGAAGATGAATCGTTAGTGACCTTAGATATTGTTCCAATAACATTAGATAATAGTCTAGAAAAAGAATTTGATTTACGAATAATTTATAATGCAATAGTCACAGAAGATGGACATTATCTAATTGAAGAAAATAATACCTCAGGAAATAATTACATCAAGGTAGAAGATGATTATGGTTTAACTCAAAACAATTTATATTGTACAAAATTTAATCTTGTTGAAACTACCCATTGGCATCTAAGAATGGAGGACACATCTCATATCATATATGAAGATGAAACAAGAATGTTGTCTGAGGAAGATTATGTAAAAGCTCCTCTAGTAGAAGTCGAAACAGAACATTATGATACAATGGGGTATCATTTAAGAATGGAGAATGAAGATTATCTTCAACATGAAGATGGTACATGGGCTATAATAGAGAAAAGTTCTGTAGCTGGTGGTAATCATGTTGAAACAATACAATATAATCTTTATGAAACACAGTATTGGCATTTACTACAAGAAGATGGAATTACACACACTACTCTTGAAGATGAATCAGGAAGATTACTTACTGAAGACGCAAATATAAAAGCATCTGATTTATTAATACCTCCAGTGAAAAACATATATGGTGTGGACACTATGGGGTGGCACATACTAATGGAGCCTGAAATTCCAGAACTTGAGAGGGTTGATATTGTATTAACAAATGTATTAGGTGATTTTGCCTTTGATGGATCAGATAGACCAGTTTATACTTTTTCAGGGGGTAGAGAATATCGTTTTAATATGGAACATTCTTCATTACGTCCTTCAGAAACACCAGGCGATTGGCATCCAATTAGATTTTCTACAACAAACAATGGTACTCATGGTGGAGGTACAGAATATACTACAGGCGTAACAGTTGTTGGAGAGCCGGGAACTTCAGGAGCTTATGTTTCATTTATACCACCAGAAGACACGAATATTGATATTTGGTATTATTGTCTTAATCATAGTGGAATGGGAAATACTACTACAGCATCGAAAATTGTAACTTATAATACAGTTTATGCAGTAACTGCCGCAGGTGGAGCGTTTTTTATCGATGGAGTTTCTAGAGCATTAGTATCTATGACAGGCCAAAGAACATATCGTTTTGATTTGAGTGATGCATCGAACCGTCCTACAGAGGAGTCAGATTCTTGGCATCCCTTAAGGTTTTCCAAAACAAACAATGGTACTCATGGTGGAGGTACAGCATATACAGATGGAGTAGTAATAAATGGTGATCCTGGAACTTCTGGAGCTTATATTGAAATTAGACCATCAAACGATACTCAAAAACTTCATTACTATTGTGTTAATCATGCTGGAATGGGTTCAGAGATATTCATAGAGGCTAATATAATTGATGATGTATATCTTGCAATGGAAGATGTTCATAAGGATTTGGGTAGTGTTAATAATTCAAGAATTCTACAAGATATTCAAGAAAATAAACCACCTGTTATTACTAAAGAATATGTCACAGAAGAAGCACCAAGTGATATGCAAAGGTGGACTCCAGCAAACCATGAATTAGATTATATTGAAACTTGGCAAGATACAAAAGTTACAAGAACTTTTGGTATGCAACCATTTAGACCACATTATGTTTCAAATTGGTCAGATGCTAATTTATATTATGTTGATGATAAATTTACACTTCAATCT